GATGGAACCGGCAACATTCGCGCTTGCGTTCTTCGGAACGCTTTGGATAATTGGGATGATGAGTGGTTAAGACCGCCAAGTATCCCGCAAGGGTTGGGTACGGAACGATTCATGGATTGTGGTATGAATACTGGAATGACATGCGCTTCCGTCCCACGCTTAAAACGAGAATAATATTATTTATTAGAAAATGGTTAAAGAAGAAAAAATGATTGAAATTAGAATTTGTCGTAAATGTAACGTAGAAAAACCAATCACGGATTTTGAAGTAAGGAAGGACAAAAAATATGTTGGTAAGCTTGGAAGAGTGGGTGAAATAACAACCTCCTACAGGCATAGGTGCAAACAATGCGCAACAATATACCGAAGAAATTGGGCGAGAAATCAATACAGCACCAATCCTGCGTACAGGGACAGAAGGTCGGCGAGAACCAGGAAATGGTGTCAGGAAAACAGGGAAAAAAGAAGAATTTCATCGAGAAATTATCAGAGGGAATATATAAAGCGCCCCTATGTGAAAGAACTTCGTAAACAGTACGCGAAAAAAAATTATGAAAAACGTAAGATCTACTTCAAAGAATATATGATGCGACCGGAAGTGAGGGATCGCCACAAAGAATATATCAAGGAGTACAATAAAAATAACAAAGAATTCATAAACGCTCGTGTGAGAAAATATCATAAAGAACAAATGAAAACTAATCCTACGTTTGGTCTCCTTAGAAGAATTAAAAGTTCCATACACACAAAATTAAAAAAATATAAAATAGATAAGAAGGACAGGTCCATCAACTACATTGGATGCACCATTGAGGAACTAAAGAGGCACTTGGAGAAAAAATTCAAACCAGGAATGACATGGACAAATAATACCACCCACGGATGGCACATCGACCACATAATCCCCGTCAAATATTTTGTTAAGAACTTTGATTTTACGGACATTGAAGTCCAGAAAAAATGCTGGCACTACACTAATCTTCAGCCACTGTGGGCCCATGAAAACCGAACTAAATCGGGAAAAATTGGAGTAAGCAATGGTTGACACGACGAAATACAAAAGCATAGCGATAAGAATCCCCTACTATGACGCGTTGGTGCGTCTGGGGGCGTCCACGCTGCGTGGACCGGGACAGCAGATGATGGTGCTGATCAAGAAAGAAGCAGATGAGAAGGGAATAAGAATTAAAGATGAAAGAATTAAGAAAAGTAACAGAAAAAATTAAGAAAGTTCTCATCAAGGCGGAACGCAATGGCGAGGAGTTTCCGTGGATCGTGGACCAGCTCTCCCTCATCAAGATGTATGATGTTGGATTGCCAATCACCATGGTCCTGGGGCTCATTGACGAGTTCGTGGAGGACGTGGAGGAGAGAAAGCGCATAAAGGCTCTGGAAGGGTTCGATGAGGAGCACGTACAGAAAGTTTATGACAGGGTTAACGTAAAATGGAACGACAGGAACATCAACTAACGAAGAGGATCGTGGATCTTCACCAGGTGGAGGACGGCGCCATCAACCCCAAGACGGGGCTGACGGAAAAACCCTCCTGGTACGTTCGTTTTGAGGACATGTCCGATCGTGTGCTGTTCAAGTCCAAGTTACTGGAGCTGTTATCCATGGGTTTCCGCAAGACGGTGGAAAACTTCAAGGCGGGAAAGGCCACAACAAACCAGGGAGGCGAAGCGCGCTTCTGGGTTGTGGTATTCCAGGACTATGAGGTTCGCCTTCAGACGAAGACGCAGATAATGGAAATAGTGACGGAGGGACACAGGCACAGGGAGGATGATGACAACGCAAAGTTTGAGCGAAACGGACACGAAGAGCAGTACACCCTCGAGTAAGTACCCGGACTGCTGGCCGATGGTCCGCATTACCTGGATGGACGCCATGGACGGCGACACGGGATGGGTGCCTTTGAGCAAAATGCGCGACGCCAAGCTGGCGACGTGCGTGGACATTGGCTGGATGATAAGGAATGATGACTTAAGGATCACGGTCATGGGATCGTGGTGCCTGGATCCGGAAGAGACAAAGGAGGAGGACAAGGAAGGCGGAAGATACATCACCATCCCGAAGGGATGGGTGAAGAAAATAGAATATTTGGAAAAAACCTATGGACAAGTACGAGATTAACGTGTGGAAGGACGCCGAGCTGCTCAGCAAGGAGGTCATTGATTTTGAATCCAATGAGGAATGCCACGCGTACGTCGTTGAGAAGTACGAGGCGCCTGGGACGTGGACCGGGTCACACCAGAACAAGGCAGGGGTCACGCTCAACAGGCCACCGATGGGAATCAGGATAACGTGGTCCAAGCGTGGTAACACGCAATATAAGCCAAAGAAAATGAGTGCAGAGGAAAAGAAACTGCAGCGTGAGCTGTATGATTCAATAACCCCTGAAGTCATTGCGGACCTAGGTCCTAATGAAATGCTGGCGAAAGTGAGAAAGAACTACGGGCCAAATCCTGACGCCAAGGGTTATAATGAATTTCCAGGAAGAAAAAATGAAAAAAATCTTTAGAGTAAGTTTTGGTGGATCTTTAGTTAGAACTATTATCTATACAATTGGGCATATGTGCATAGCAATAACCTGTCTTATGCTTATTGCGGATGTAAATTTTAGACAAGCTTTAACAGATGCAATTGTTGAACCATTACTTAATGGAGTGTGGTATTTTATTTTAGATAGATTATGGATTAAATATACAAAGAATGGATAAATTAGGACTAACACCCACCCAAAAAAAGGTGTATGATCTTATCGTGAATTTCATTAATTCGAATGGATATTCACCTTCATATGAGGAGATCAAGCAACTGATAAGTTCAAACTCAAAGAGTCATGTGCACGCAATCGTCCATCAGCTCAAGAAGAGAGGATGGATAGATTTTGGAAAGGGCAGAAATCGGTCAATTTCAGTGGTTCAAAGTTAATGTATAGGGATCACCAGGGAAATAAAATTTTTTATTTTTTTAAATACCGGGAATTTGATGGCACCATGGCACCTTTTGTGATTAATACTTATATTTCAACCGTTTATATGGTGCCACCTAGGTGCCACCTGTAGACAACGTGAGGGGCATTTTCCGAAATGATAAAAATAAAATCAGAAAAAATAACTCTATTACAAGGACTTAGATGGTTGATCCACGCATAAGTAACATTACGAGTGGTGGCACTTCGGTGGCACCTAAAGACATGTCATTGAAATACCCAAAAGGTGGAGATGGATTGACTATAAAACAGCGAATGTTTGTTAAGATATTCACTGAGAATGAAGGGAGGCTGACTCCAACGGAATGCGCAAGGCAAGCTGGATATAAGGAGGATAGCGCAAATGTATCGTCTTCACTCTTGTTAAATGGTAAGAGATACCCACGTGTGGTGGATGCCATTGTCAAGAGAAGGGCGGAGATTGAAAAAACACATGAAGTTAAATTACAAAAACACGTACAGGAGTTGGCGAGGCTGCGTGAAAGATCTCTTTCTGAGAAGTCTTTTAGTGCTGCTGTTAACGCTGAGCGGTTGCGCGGTCAAGCCGCAGGACTGTACATTGACCGGAAAGAAATCAGGACAGGAAGTATCGATAGTATGTCTCGTGAAGAGGTTTTAAAACAATTAAAGGAATTAGGATTAGATGGTAGATTTAAAAAAGACGAAAAAGGTGTGGTCCTTGAAGTTCAAGAAAAGAAATCCAATAGCGAAGGACTTAAGGACGTCACCCCAGTACAAGCAGAAAGTAGTAAAGGACAAGACGGTCTATGACCGTAAAAACAGAAACAAATTTCTGGAAGAGTGTAAAGAGGTTGTTGGAAAATGGAAAGGAGAAATATCTCATATCGAGGATTGAGAGCTATGTTACGCCAGGATTCCCTGATTGCGTAATATTTCACAATGTTACAGGATTTTTCACGCTTGAGCTGAAGATAGTACAAGCTAATAACAGGATTCGTATTTCACCCCTTCAAACAGCCTGGAATAAGTGGTATGCAGGCTACGGAGCGCCTGTGTTTATTCTTGTTAACTCACCCAAGGCCCAAGGAGGGCCGAGGGTTAAACTGTTTTCAGGGGCCACGGCCCAGGACTTACGCCATAATGACATCGATTCTGTGCCCGGGTTGTACGAGGGAAGCCTCAAGGACCTCGACTTTTTGAAACTCCCAAACTCCGTTTTTAAATATTAATATTGGGCCGAGGGCCTTGGACCGCGCTGGAGGCACCGGGCGCCCCGGCCGTTCCCTGTCAAGGCAAAACTCCCTAAACTCCCGGAAATCAGCCAATTTTGTTCAGGGCTAATCACCTGTCTTTCCCGGGATCCTGGCTGCAGCTGGAGATGCGTCCTGTGCAAACTCCCAAACTCCGCGGAAATGCTTGACATTTTGAATGGGTCGATGACCTTCCTCCTGTCGCACCGGGCGCGCCGGGCGTCTTCCTGACAGGAAAATAGTTCAAATGATCTCTTGCATTGTGGATAACTTTATGGTATAATAGGAACAGAAATAGAGAGTCTTATTAGACCACATGGTTCGCCACATGGCATAGGTTCTCTGTTTCTAGAAAGAGAAAGGTACTTATGGTAGTAGACGACACCATCAGTCAAGCACTCAATAGGATTGCTGACAATCAAGAAGAATTAAACGATACCTTAAAGAAGATATTGGCACACTACAATTCAGTAGTTCCACCAATGAAAGAAGGTGCGGATCGGTCAAACAAGTATGGTCGAATCGCAGATGCCGAGGAAATGAGGAACAACGGGCAACATAATTAATTAAAACTCCGAAACTCCCCAAGTTGTGCATATCCTGTGGATAACTTGGGGATAAGTATATCCTGTCACCGGGCCCCGGGACAACTGACGGCGGTAAAACTCCCAAACTCCTCAAATATACATTAACTATTTTGGGGGATTTCGGTGAGCTGGGTTAAACGACCGGGGCGCTCGCCGGGATACTTCACGGATGAAGAATGGCGGAAAAGGGCGATTTATTTATTTGTCCCGGGCTCTTGACAGGAGATGCCTGGATGCGTATATTAGAGATGAGGGTAGAGAAAGAGAATAAGAATGCTACATTTCCTGGTTTTATTGTTGATACCTGCCAAGATTGCACTGGCAGTCATGCTGGCGTACTGGCTGCTGCAGCTCCTCCTGCAGTGAAACTCCTGAAACTCCCCTAAATTGCTGACATTGAGACACGGATCTGGAAGGTCCTGTTTGCCCGCAGGGCGCGCCCGGGCGTTTGAAACTCCTGAACTCCCAGAAAACTGCCAATCTATTTTGAAGCGTGGATCTCGGAGCTGGAACCGGGCGCCGGGATCATAACTTCCTGACAGGACTGAAGTTATCCACAAGAAAGTTCAGATGTCTATTTACATTGGATTCGGATTCGAGTATAATGGAGATAGAATTAGAATGGTGTTACACATTACTAGTTTCAGAGGCGACGGCTAGTCCTATCTCCCTCGATAAGAGCAAAAGATTACAATGGCACGCTATCGATACTCGAGAGCCAGTTGTAGGGGCAAGATAAACGGAGTTATTCGGATCTTGCCTCACTAAACTCCCCACAACTCCCAATCCAATACTATCTGCTTTAATATGATTTAGTTTCCCGGGCACGCAGCCCACGGGACAAAACTCCCGAAACTCCTCATCAATGCCAACAATATGATTGGTCATTTCGCCAGTTCCCCGGGATCGCAGGTGAACGGTGTCAGGACTGTGAGTAATGGGCATAAAAAAAGGGGCGATAAATCGCCCCTTCTATCGACTATGGTCAAAGGATAGTATTACATAGTCAAACCCATTCTTTGCAACAAATAACCAACTTCTGATTGCAAGTGAACTAACAAGTCTTTTCTATTGCTAGTGTCCTTTGCTATCCATTCAATTATAG